AAGACACAGTGTTCCGTGAAGGTATGCCTGTGCCACAAGACAAGGACGGCGCATCTGTAAGTAAGCCTAAAAGCTGGCTTCTGGTGGCGTTACTCGTGCAGATGGTATTGCTCAGCGTGGTAAAACACGCGGAAAGATGTGTTAAATCATGATGCCTAGCCGTGGAATGGGGGCCATATCCCCAAGCAAAATGCCCAATGCAAAGAAAAAAGCACGTCGGGATAACACTGACTTCACGCAGTACAAAGAAGGCGGCGCTGTTGGTCTTTATGCCAACATCCATGCTAAACGTGCTAGGGGTGAAAAGATGCGCAAACCGGGCCAAAAAGGTGCGCCCACGGCTCAGGCTTTTATTGACTCTGCAAAGACGGCTAAAAAATGACCACTACCGGCTCAACCCTTTTCAATATGGATTTCACGGAAATTGCCGAGGAAGCGTGGGAGAGGGCTGGCCGTGAAATGCGTTCAGGTTATGACTTGCGTACAGCACGCCGTTCAATGAATTTGATGACTGTTGAGTGGCAGAACAAGGGCATCAACATGTGGACGATGGAGCAGGGGATCATTAACCTAACCCCCGGTTTAGCCACGTACGCCCTTCCAACTGATACTATTGATTTGCTAGAGCACGTTATTCGCACTGGGTCTAACACTGCTTCTACGCAAGCCGACTTAACCATTTCACGCATTAGCGTTTCAACTTATGCAACTATTCCAAACAAGCTTAGCCAAGCTCGCCCAATTCAAGTCTGGATTCAGCGTCTTTCTGGGGAAACTAACCCAACCAATTCGGTCTTGGTGGGCGCGATTACGTCAACAGACACCACAATAACGCTTAACACGGTGGTGGGTTTAGCTGGGTCAGGTTTTATCCGTGTAGATTCAGAAGACATTTACTACACCTACGTCACAGGTAATGTGCTTGGCGGAGTATTCCGTGGACAGAACAATACAACAGCGGCATCTCATTTAACTGCAACTGCGGTTTTTGTGCCACAGTTACCGGCTGTTACTGTGTGGCCTACGCCTGATAACTCAACACCGTATCAGTTTGTGTACTGGAGGCTTCGCCGGGTTCAAGACGCTGGCGCTGGTGTTGAAACCGCTGACATGAACTTCCGTTTTTTACCATGCCTTGTAGCTGGTTTAGCGTATCACATTGCAATCAAAGTACCTGAATTGATGCCCCGCATTCAGATGCTTAAACAGATTTACGATGAAACCTTTGAGATTGCCGCTGGTGAAGACCGCGAGAAAGCTCCGCTTCGACTTGTTCCTAGGCCAATGTTTATTGGAAGTGGCGGAGGTTACTAATGGGTAATCGGTACGCATCCGGCAAGATAGCGATTGCTGAATGTGATCGTTGTGGCCAACAGTTCAAATTAAAACAGCTTAAGACTGAGATTATTAAGCAGCGTAAGTATGAGTTGTTGGTCTGCCCGGAGTGTTGGGATCCCGATCAGCCACAGTTGATGTTAGGTACGTTTCCAGTAGATGATCCACAGGCTTTGCGTAACCCGCGTAGAGATACAACGTATGTAACTTCTGGTGTTAACTCGGCTGGTAACTTGTCAGGTGGTTCACGAGACATACAGTGGGGCTGGAGCCCAGTTGGTGGGTCTAGATTTTTTGATGGCGAATTGACACCAAACTACTTGGTGGCAACGACATTTGTTGGTACAGTTACAGTATCTTAAGGAGATTAAAATGGCATTTACACGATCAGCAGATGGCATTGCCAAAAAAGGCAAAACCGTTGGTAAAAACTATGGTGATAGCGGCCCTACCGCTGGCATGATGCACGGTGGAAAAGGTAAAGGTAAAGGTAAAACCAATACCGATATGAAGACTATGGGTCGTAATTTGGCAAAGATTGCCAACCAGAAACGAGGTTAATCATGGCTACATTTAGCAAAAAGATGATGGGCAAAGAAGTGGGCGATGCCAAAGTTTATGCTAAGCCGCACACGATGTCTGGCAAAGAAGTTAAAGCTTCTACGAATCCCGGCTCTGGCCCTGATCATAGTGATGCCAATACAGTCAACATGTCTGTTGGTAACGTTAACCGCCGCGCACAGCCAGCCGCTAAAACGTCTGGTATCAAAATGCGCGGTGCAGGCGCGGCCACTAAAGGCGTTATGAGCAGGGGCCCGATGGCATGAACTACAGTGAGCTTGTCGTTGCAGTAAGTGATTACTGCGAAAACTCTTTCCCAACAACTGACATGGATATTTTTATCCGTCAGGCGGAGCAGCGCATCTACAACACCGCGCAACCTGCTAATTTGCGGAAGAACATGACAGGCACCTTGTCAACCAATAACAAGTATTTGTCTGCTCCGGGCGACTTCTTGTCTACGTATTCACTAGCAGTGGTGGATGCGGCTGGAGACTACAAATATTTACTAAACAAAGATGTCAACTTCATTCGTGAAGCGTATCCCAGTTCATCTGCTACAGGCTTGCCAAAGCATTACGCCATCTTCGGCCCATCTACACTGGACTCAACAGAGCTGTCGTTTATTCTTGGCCCTACACCGGATTCAAACTACACGGTCGAGTTGCACTTCTACTACTACCCTGAGTCGATTGTGACTGCTGGCACGTCGTGGCTTGGCGACAACTTTGATTCTGTGTTGCTCTACGGAACAATCTGTGAAGCTTACACATACATGAAGGGTGAGGCGGATATGGTTGCTCTTGCTCAACAGCGCTACGTTCAAGCTATTGCCCTGTATAAAAACTTGGCAGACGGCAAACAGCGGATGGATGCGTATAGAGATGGCCAACTTAGGGTTGCTGTTTCATGAGTTCTATACTACAGACCCAGACCACCAGCTTCAAAAAGGAGCTGTATACGGGCGTTCATAATTTGTCTACAAACACATTGAAGATTGCTTTGTTTACCGCCAGCGCTGATTTAAACGAATCTACGACCGTGTACGACTCAACCAATGAAGTAAGCGGTGGCGGGTATGTGGCGGGCGGTGTAACTTTGACTGGCGTGACAATTAACTCATCTGGGTATACCGCTTATGTGGACTTTGCCGATGTTGTGTTTAACGCCTCGGTGACGGCTCGTTGTGCTTTGATTTACAACTTTACCCAAGGTAATAAATCTATTGCCGTGTTGGACTTTGGGTCTGACAAAACTTCTACTAACTTTACAATCACTATGCCTGCGAACACAGCGACATCGGCGTTGATTCGTAGTTCTAATTAAAGGTTTCTATGTCACACGAAAAAGTTACAGGTAAAGATGTTGTGGCCGCAGGGCTGGTGTGTGGCACACGTTCGGGCGAGTCTGCAATGGCTTTAGGCCGCTTCACGATGGAGTGTGTGGGCGCGGATGGTCAGGTTAAGTGGACTGCAACAGAGCACAACTTGGTGGTCAACACAGGTCTTCAGTACATGGCAGGCAGTGCCCTGACATCAGTTACACAGATCACAACTTGGTACTTAGGTTTGTACGGGGCTGGTGCTTCTAACACACCGGCGGCTGGGGATACAGCAGCCTCTCACGCGGGCTGGACAGAGATCACGCCTTACAGTAACGGTGTACGTCCTACATGCTCGTTTGCGACGGCAACGACAGCCAACCCCTCGGTGGCTACAAACTCGGCTTCTGTGGCGGCGTTTAACATCAATGCAACTGCTACTGTGGGCGGTGCGTTTTTGATTAGCGACAGCACAAAGGGCGGGACAACGGGTACACTGTTTTCTGCTGCTGATTTCCAATCACCCGGCGACCGGACGGTTGTATCTGGCGACACACTGAACATTACATACACACTTAGCTTGGCAGGTTAAATATGGCGCTTGTCCTTGCCGACCGTGTTAGGGAGACGACAACTACCGCAGGCACAGGGACAATCACCCTGCTTGGAGCGGTACCCAGTTGCCAGAGCTTCGCCGTTATAGGTAACGGAAACACCACGTACTACACCATTGTTGCCTATACGGGCACTGAGTATGAGGTGGGCATTGGCACATACACATCTTCCGGTACGACGCTAAGTCGAGACACGGTGCTGGCATCTAGCAATGGCGGGTCTTTAGTCAATTTTTCAGCAGGCACTAAAGATGTGTTCTGTGATTACCCCGCAGGCCGTGCTGTGTATGAAGACGCAGCAGGCAATGTAGACGGCTACCCCATCACAGGCGGCACGATTAACAACACGGTCATCGGCGGCACAACCCCTGCGGCTAGTACGTTTACTACGCTTACTGCTCAGACAGAAGTGTTAAAGGGTAGTGGGGCTAACTTATTTAATCGTTCACAAACATTTAGTTTTTGGACTGGTGGTGGAGCAAATATAACTGTTACAGATAATGTAACAACAGCACCAGATGGAACAACAACTGCAAGTTCTGTACTTCCTACAGTAACAAATGGACTACATAGAACGTACTCACCAATAGCATCAAGCGTTAGTCAAGGTGC